GCCTGGGTACATTGACTGGTTTATGTGTCGATATATGAATTTCATCCATAAGTGCCTGTTCATCTGCATCCAATTTCATCACATGTGTATTTCCACGATCGAGTACGATTTCTTCGTCCATCTACTCTCTATATTGAAAGTAATAAAATATCTTTAACGCGCTTTAAAAAAATATAAGTAATTAGTAAAATGCTCGGTCTTAACAAAGCAAATCGTAATGCTCTCAGTTCTATAGCAGTATTAGGATTGATAATCATTATATTAATGGCGACATCTGGTCAGGAAACTTATCAGGCCAGACCAATTGATATAGTACCTATCAGTGAAAATTCGATTTTTGATCTTGATAATGAAGAAGAGTGTGCCCCTGGTGGAGAAAGGGGTAATGCTTATACCTCAACAAAAAGTCCAGGTGGTACTTGCAATGCTCAAGAACTTGTCGCCGAACTTGCGGGATATGGAATTTCCGGAGGAATCGGTGGATCTTTAATCTGAGTTAAGTATATATGGCTTTGATTACGTCACCTACTCAAACTATCCCCGATCTCCAATATGAGTATCACACCATAACAATTGATTCCATTGGTCAGGATACCGCAAACACATTCACATGTTATCTTCAACAGCCTCTCAGAAATATCGTTCAAGCTCGCCTCATCGCCGCAAGGGTAAATTCGACTACAGCCACAGAACATTGTTACATTTCAATTGAACAATTAGATTCCATTTTTTCCGATCGTGCTTCAAATGTATATGAAGGACAATCGTCATTAAGTATGCTAGGTGGTTCTTTTGCAAGTCTCGTGAATGTAGGTGGTGATGGTCTTATCAGTTTCAGGGATGATTACCCAGTTGTAACTCAATATATTGATCCAATCAGGCGCTTAGATCGTCTTAGTGTGATAATACGGGATCAAGATGGTAATGCTATAGTCCCATCATCCCCCGCGAAAAATAATTTTATTGTAATTCGTTTCGTGTGTAGAAAACCAAATTTGTAATTTTCTTTAGTTAAAGTAGTATACCATGTCCGCTGGTATTGTTCAATTGATTGCTATAGGTGCCCAGGATAAATATATCGTCGGGGATCCAGAAATATCTTTCTTTAGTTCAACATTCAAAAGACATGCTAATTTTTCACAATCCATTGAAAAACAGACTATCCATGGATCGGTGAAAAATAATTCTATGTCCAGTATTCAATTTGAACGAACAGGTGACCTACTTGGTTACATTTATTTTACAATCGATAATGTAAAACAAGCCCTCGATACCGATAACTGGTCGGGTATTATAGATAAAGTTGAACTCCTCATAGGAGGATCCGTTATTGACACCCAGGACTCGGTTTTTAGTGAAAAAATTGCTATTGATACTTTCGCACAAAATGTTTCAAAAAGTTCAAGCGGTACACACCCAGGTGTGAGTGCGAGCTCGTATTTTTATCCTTTGCGCTTCTTTTTTTGTGAAGGGCCACAATGTGCTTTACCACTAGTAGCTCTCAATTATCATAATGTAGAACTTCGCATTTATTGGGGGTCCAGTGCAGCAAACTATAATGTGGAATGCTACAGCAATTACTATTATCTCGATAACGAAGAAAGAGGGCAGATTGCGTCACGAAAACACGATCTTCTCATAACACAAGTACAACGAAATATCGCATCGGGTGAACTTATCCAGGATCTTACATTCAATCATCCAGTCAAATATTTAGCATCATCTGACACTACAATAGATGGTGCACTTACATCTCCTACAAATAGGGTAAAATTAAACATTAATGGTCTCGATGTGAGTAATTATAGGTGGGGTAAACCCCATTTTATTGATGTTATGAACTACTATCACACAAACTTCGTAACTTCCCCAGATTTCTTTCTTTATTGTTTTTGCCTTAATACAAGTTCTCTCCAACCTACCGGTACTCTAAATTTCAGTCGATTAGATTCAGTTAAAATAATGAGTGAAAGTTTACCGATCAACAACCCAATTTACGCGGTTAATTATAATATTCTCCGTGTAGAAAATGGTATGGCGGGACTTCTTTACGCAAATTAAAATACGTTATTATATTAAATGGTCAAGAATATACCAACGATCGAAAGGTCAACAAAAGTACGTTTTGGTAAACATACATTCGAAGATCAGGCGGAGAATACCATAGTGTTCAATGCAAGTGATACAGCATTCGAAGTGCCTACCAGTAATGCTGTATACCTGTCACCCATTCGTTTGCGACCAGATTACGATGATAACAATATCGTTCTTTTAATGTATAATAAATTAACAAAAGAGATTACCGAATCTGGTGAAGCAGCGACTGATATTATTGAAACTAACTTAGAAGGTGCCACAATTCGTGGTAATGTCATCGAGCATAGTACGGTATATTTTAACAACACCCATCATAACTCGTTTGTAACTTCTTCAAATATTGGTATCATTAATACGTCCCCCGAACATACTCTCAGTATTGGTTCAAACGTCCAAATTGATGATAAAGGTTCTAACGTTCTCATGGTCAGAGGTGGTGTGTCTATAAATGGATCCCTCAATGTTAAAGGAGATGTCACGTGGTTGAGTTCTGAAAATCTTAAAATTGAAGATGGCTTTATCGAAATTGGTAAAAATAATTTATTGGCTGATCAAACTCATGATCTTGGAGTTCTAATGACTAGACCCGAATCGAATGTGGGTTTTGGTTTTAGAGAAGGAAATGATGAATTTGTAATTGCATACACACAAAGTAGCGCGGATAATCCATATTTAGTACCAACATCGGAAACATTGAACGTACACGTATATGGCCAACTCTTTACCGAATCGAAAGTTGGTATTAATACCACATCAACCGATGCAAATCTCCATGTTGTTGGTAATGTATACGTGTCCTCAAATTTGAGTGTAGATACAAACACTTTACACGTTGATGCAACTAAACATTCTGTAGGTATTGAAACTAAAACACCCGATGCAAATCTTCATGTCGTTGGTAATGTATACGTCTCTTCAAATTTAAGCGTGGATACAAACACTTTACACGTTGATGCAACTAAACATTCTGTAGGTATTGAAACTAAAACACCCGACGCAAATCTCCATGTCGTTGGTAATGTCTACGTCTCTTCAAATTTAAGCGTGGATACAAACACTTTGCACGTTGATGTGGAGAACAAGTCCATAGGAGTTGGGACAAAATACCCAAATTCTAATCTTCATGTCGTTGGTAACGCATATGTTACTTCTAATACAATCGTAGATGGTACTTTAACTCTTAATCATCCAACAACTGCGTTCATTACCGACCTTACATCAAATGTTATCATGAAACTAGACCAGATGTCGAACGTTACACTCAGTGGTCTTGCCAATGAAGATACACTTGTTTATAATGGAACTGAATGGGTTAATCAACTACAAAACCATACATTTTTATATTGTAGGGCCGAAGAAGCAATCTCTAAAGGTGAAGTGGTGTATTCATCTGGAAGTTATGAAGATAACATCTTCACTATTCGTAAAGCTCGAGCAAATAACCCAAATACTATGCCTAGTCTAGGAGTAGCATATCAAGATTTCGCTTTAAATGGTGAAGGTCTAATTGTAACATTTGGTCGTGCAGAGTCAGTAAATACAGGAGGTTTCCAAACAGGGGAAGTTTTATATGTAAGTAACACTACTCCGGGTAGTCTATCAAATGTGAAACCATATGCTCTCACAGATGTTATTCAGAATGTTGGTTTAGTGTTAAAATCTGACGCAACACTTGGCATTGTGTCTGTAACGGGTATAGGTCGTGCCAATGATATCCCAAATGCCTCCGTAGTCATCGATGAACCAGCTATCAATTATGTTTATGTCAATGATGTAAATAACGATTTCAAAAAAATAGAACCCTCAAACCTCCTTACACAACTTCAAACTCTCCAACAAGTTACAGATACAGGTAATACAACTTCTAATACTATTCAATTCACAAATACAACGACAAGTCTTATCACCACTTCAAATATTGAAGTCGGTTCAAACATTTCAGTATCGGGTCTCGTAGATAGTGTAAATAAGCATGTACCAATGGTTGGATTAGATGGATTTTTTGAAAAGTCTCCTATCTATTTTACATCCGGTGGAAAATATGTAGTAACAGCATCTGAAGCAGAATTCTTGGGTAATTTAACTTTGAGTGGTAATACAACCATTCTTAATTCGGAATCCGTTGTAATCGAAGATCGTATATTTGGCGTTGCTTCCAACAATTCCGCCGATCAATTAGATAGTGGCTTCATGATTGAACATCAAGATGGTGATCCTTTAGAATATGCTAACGTTGCATTGATTTATCATGGTGATGAAAAACGTTTTTCTATTAGCTATACACAGAATACATTCACAGATAACCATATTATACACTATGAAGATCAAGATCACTTGATGTTAATCGATTTATTTGGTAATGTGAAAATTAGACATAATCTCCAAATCGATGATGCACTCACGGTTGCAAACAATTTAAGTGTAGGCGCAGTATCTAATCTTTTTGTTGATGTAAATACTTCCAGGGTTGGTATTAACGAACCTTCACCACAAACATCATTAGATGTCAATGGTGATGTAAGAGTGCAAAGTACTACAGACACATCCACAACTACACAGGGTTCCCTTATAGTTTCCGGTGGTATCGGGGTTGCTTCCAATATTCATTCTACAAATGTCTTTGTGGGTACTCATTTAGGTATTGGTACAAATGTAGCAACAGCTCCCCTTGAACTCGTAGTAACTGGTACAGGTGAAACAACAAATGGCATTTATCTCAAAAATGTAACAGGATCTGCACTTAACGATACCATTGTAAATCTTGAAGTCGCTAATGGTGGAGGTGATCCTTTTATCACCTGGAATTCTCAAAGTGGGAGTGCTTTTGCTATGGGTTTGGATAATAGCGAAGATCTACTTACCATATCAAACACTTCAAGTGATTTGGCAGTCAATGCAAGACTAAGAATGACAACGGAAGGTGAAGTGACACTCT